GCATCTGGAGATTGACTAATTACATCATATATTTCTCTTGCTGTTTTTCCTGATCCTGTACCTCTTTTAAATGTTTCTGCAAAAACATCTTCATCAGCAATTTTTAATATACCATTTTCTATTGAAGTTAATTTTGATAAAGTTTGATTATTTAATAATTGTTTATTATTTATAACTAAAGTATTAAATTTTTCTAATTCATTTAAATATTCTGTTCCTGCGTTTTTTTTAACTTGTGTTCTAAAGGCATTATTTAAAAATTTTAAATTACCTACATCAACTGTTTCTCCAGTAACACTACCAACTTCTTTATCTCTAATTTTTTTTCCTAAAGTTTGCATAGTTTCTCTTACATCAGTAAGCATAATTTTTGCATTTGGAGATAATAAATCTTCATAAATACCAGGTTTAAATATACCTTCTGTCTTTGCAACACTAATTAAATTTCTTTTTTCTTTTTCTGTAAGAGTTTTAAGAGCTTTTGCTATTTCATCTGCATCTATCATTTTAAGACCTGTTGCAGCATCTAACGCTTTACCTGCTTTATCTACATTTTGTTTATAAGTTTTTCCTAAATCATTTATAATTGATCTAGCTTCAACACCAGTTACTTTTGAACTTCCATCAGGTAGTCTAAATATAGATTTTGTAAGTAATTCTTCTGATTGTTGTTGTTTTTTAATAATATTTTGTATAACAGGATTTTGTCTTTTGTTAATAACATTTTGAATCATAACACCTGCATCAAAACTATTTATTGGTTTATTTCCTGCTCCTGTTCCAAAACCAGATTTTAAAACAGTAAAATAATCATTTAATGCTGTTGCTTGATTTCTACCAAATTCTCTAAATTCGTTCATGTAACCAAGTCTTTTTACATTTTCAAATGCTTGTTGAGTTGATAACATATCAGCATCATCTATAGCTTGTGCCAAAGTAAATTTAACTTTTGAGTTTATGTTAGCTTTATCTAAAGTGTCATTTATAGTTTTAGCTATTTGATCAGGTTCTTTTACATCATCTAAAACTTTTAAAGCATCATCTCCAACTATTCTTCCTTTGATTAAATTGTTTACACCTTTAATAGTATTAGCAACTGCTAATCCAGCAGTACCAGCAGCAAGAGATATTCCTGCTGTTTTAAGAGCTTCATTAAATAATTCTTGATCTGTTAAATCTTTATTTATGTTATAAAGTTTTTGACCTAATTTTAATCTTGCATATTCACCTGCACCTGCAGCTAAAGCACCTGCCGCTATTCCTCCTGCACCTCCTGTTGCAGCTCCTACACCAATCGTTGCAACTAAATCTGGAATAACAATCATAGCATCTCCTCCTAAATCTGCAAAATCACCTAAATCAACTCCTGGTGCATCTACTAAAGCATATTGTTTAGTTTTAGGATTATAATATTCTAACTCTCCTGTATTAGGACCTACTCTTACATCTACATCTTGATTATATAATTTTGATAAACTATTTTTTACTGCCAATTTTTTTTGTTCTTGATTATAACCTAATGAAGCACCAAATCTTGCTTTACTTGAAGCAGGATCATTTACAGCAACACCAGAAACTTTAGCTATTTCAGATGTTATAGGTTTAAATTTTGATTCTGTTTCTTTAAATTCAAAATTACTTCCAAATTCATCATCAGGAAATATAATTTCTTCACTAAGTCTTTTAGAAGCTATATTAGGAAATGCTTGTTTATAAAAATCACTTTCATCAATTTTTCCTTTGTATGCTTTTTCATACAAAGTTTCAGCCAATTTTATATCAGGTATATTTGCATACTCAGGATGCTGTTTTTTATAATCAGCTATAGATGACATATTATAAAATACCTAAAGGATCGTAACCTTCTGGTTTACCTTCTTCTTTTTTCTTTTTCTTTTTAGGTTCAAAAATTGAAATATCTCCACCTAATGATTTTATTTCTGCTTTAGCTCTTATACCTTCTTCTTTTAAAATTTGATCTAAAGATGCAGAAAATACTTCTCTTGAACCACCAAAATTTATTCTATTTAATTGTCTTATAATATCCCCTTCAGATAATCTTGGATTATTAGGTTCAGCAATTTTAGCTAAAGCATATCCTAAATTAGTTACTGAAGATTTCATTGTTGCATAATTTTTTGCACCTTCTGTAAAACCTTTTGATTTTAAATATTTATCAATAGCTTCTGTATCTTCTATAATTAATGTATTTTTAACACCTAAACTTTCAGCTAATTGTGAAGTTTGATCTGCAAAACCTTCAGCTACAGCGTAACCTACACCAACAACTCCTGTTTTTGTTTTAGGTAATCTTGTTTTCATATCGCCAATAAATTCTGTTAAAATATCGTATTGAGTTTTTAAACCCTTTGCTTTTGTTTGATCTTTAATTTGTTGTCCTGCTAAACCTGCTGGTAAAATTTCTACTTGACCAGTTTCAGTATTAAATCTTGTTACTGTGCCTGTAGGTACAGGTACTAAATTAGGGTTTTGTGCAATATCTTGTTCAGTTGCAAATTCTGTTCTACCTGTTTTTTGATTATATACAGATTTAGTTCCTCTACTTTTAGGTCTTAGTAATTTTTGTATTTGTGCAGTTTGAGTTACCGCAGGTATTAAAGAACTAAAAGGATCTTGACCTTTTAATCCTTGACCAGCAATACTTGCACCAATTAAAATATTAGGATTTATATTTCCTAAATTATTTAATAAACCTCCTCCAACTTGAGGTTGATCTAACAATCCTTTTTGTTGTTGTTTGGTTGCGTAGTCCATCATCAACATTTTTCTAAATCTATTATCTTCTATTGCCATTATATTAATCCTCTTGTTTGTAGATACGGAATGTTAAAAGGGTTCGTACCTAAATTTTGTGCCGTTAAAGCTCCATACGGCTGCGTAGAGTAGCCAAACTGTTGTGCTAAAGGGGTAATAGCCATAGTTTGTGCTACATTAGCTTTTGCAGTATTATAGTCGCTTTCTAGTTGAGATGAAAGCCCAGATTGATTACCTATATTAGCAAAATACTTATTTACTTGCGATTCTATAGGTTGTTGTCCTCCAACTACATAAGATGCTTGTGGTATTAGTCTTTTAACAGCATCTGATTCAGGTTGTGTTAAATTTTGTAAATTACTTACATCACCTGTATCATAAAGTTCTTGAAAAGAACTACTTCTATAACCTTGATCAAAATATTCTTGATCTATTGATCTTTGATTTTCTAAATCTAAAGTATCGTAATCTACATTTAAAACATCTTGTGCATATTGACTAGGTGTTTCATATACATCTTCACCGGTAATACCAGCATATTGATTTTCAGGTGTTCCAAAAATATCTGATACAGTTCTAATACCTGCACCTATTAAACCACCACTTGTAATATAATCTGTAACTTTATCACCAAATGTTTGTTCTTGAGTTGGTGTAAAATAAGCATCACTAGCATTATAAGAAGAATCTATATCTGATCCACTTACAGATGTTGTAGGAGATGTTGTAGAACCACCACCATAATAATCTGCGGTTACAGCACCAGTATCTCCACCACCTCCAGTTAAAGCAACTTCATCTACTAATGAAGAATCTGGACCATAGTAATCTGCTGTTACTTCGCCTGAACTTCCAGAATCAGATCCTGAACCTGAACTCATATTAACCTCCAAAAATTATAATAACTAAACAAAAAGCTATAAACATTCCTATTAAGGCTTTGCTAGGATTTTTTTGTATCTTAATGTCAAAGTCATACATGATCTTTCTTATTTTATCCATTAAAGTAATCCTCCTAATAATCCTGCTCCAGCACCTATTAATGGTCCGACACCAGGAATAGCAGAACCTATTAATGCTCCACCTGCTGCAGTTGTTAATGGGTTTGCTCTTGTATCTACTTGACCTGCTGTTACAGGAAAGCCTGATGCAATAGGTGAAACTAAACCAGCATATTGTTGTAAGGCTTGAGCTGGTGCTAAGTTTTGTTGTCTTTGTATTTGTTCTAATTGTTGACCTGTTTGTAATAATGAAGGAGCTCTTGTTGCAATACCTAATTGTCTAGCTCTTTCAGCATCGTATTGTTGAAAAGCTAAAGGTAAAGCAGCTTGAGCAACTTGAGAAGTTACTTGTTGTTGTGCTAATGGTGATGTAGGTGTTCTACCTGCTCCACTAAATTGTTGAGCTACATTAGTATAAATATCTCCAGCAGATTTTTGTATCAAAGGAGATAAAAAAGGATTTAAATATTGTCCGCCAAGAGTTGCAGCTAATTGTTGTTGTGCTGCTGTTCCTAATTGTTCTTGTTGTGCAAGACCTGTTAAAGTTTGAGTTGTAGGTGCAACATAACCTGCTGCTTGTGGACCTTGAGCATAAAGTTGACCTGCTTCTGAAATAATTTGATTTAATGCTGGTTGTGCTGCTGCGTAAGGTTGAACTGATTGTGTAGTTGTTTGACCACCTCCTGATGATCCTCCTCCAAAACTCATTTTTTCTCCTCTTGTTTAATTTTTTTTTCTAATACAACATGAGTCATATTATAACCAAAATTGTTTAAAACTTTTTTCCAACCTGGTCTAGCAATTAATTCCATCATTTGACATTCTTCGTCTTTTGCAAACTGCTCAATGTCTTTGACTAAATGTTGCCATTTGTGTCTTTGTTTACCGGTCATAATATATATGTGGCAAACTTTTCCTAACTGTCTTTTTATAATCTCAGTTACGACTACACCAAAATATTTTTCTACTGATGTAGGTTTTGTTTTATCCCATAAAACCCAAATTTGAAACTTTCCTTCTTTGGTTTTATTTAAAACAAAATCTGAGCTAGTAAGTTGACTTGAATAAGCTAGAGCATTTTTAATATCTTTTTCTACGATTGCCCAAACCTTATCAAGTTCTTTGACAGGTATTCTAACTAATTCCATAAATACACTAATATCTTATCTTTGTTAAGGACTTTTTTCGTCAAATATTTCTAAAATTGAACAACTACCACTTATAGCATTAGCAGATCCTGCTTCCAGCCTAAAAATATCTCCTGATTCTAATACTAAAATTCCATCTGATAAGTCTTGTGAATTACCAGCACCTAAAGTGTGTTGATCTACTTGATAGCCAGTTGTTGCAGAATTGTCATATAAATGACCTTTAACTACAACATTACCTGCTCCATAATTTGCTACATGAACATTTTTCATTAAAGCTGTTCTACCAGTAGGACAAGTATAAATATCTGTTATAGCAGTAGTAGTTAAATTAAATTGTGCGTTTTTATATATATTAGCCATAGTAATTAAAAGGGATAGGCAAGGTGGTTGGTGGTATTGCCTACCCCAATCGGTATTCTATCACTTTTTAAACCAAGCTGGTAGTCCTAAATGCGGTCTTCTATCATTTACATTTTGATTTGCATTTTTAGACTTTTGATCATTATAGTGTAGAAAAACTTGACAGCAGTCGTTACCTTGAAATTCATCTCTCCAATGTTCTAGTTCCATACCTCTATACACTAGCATATCACCAGGTTTTAAAACGACTCTAGTTCCTTTGTTGTTGCTTGATACAGTAATTTTTTTACCATCAGGAATACCTACATTCTTTTTAGGTTCTAAATATATTGGCCACAAATCACCACCTAGATTTAATGTTGTAGATATTTCACAACTAAATCTATCTTTGTGTCTGTGCAGCACATCTCCTGTTTTATATATTCTTGCATAAGAATAAGTTGGATTTAACTTAAGTCCTGTTTTCTTTTCCATAATAGGTAAAGTTCTCATCAATAAAGTTTCCATAGCTATATCTGCATAATGCGAATATGTATTTGGAACTTGTTGATCAGCCCAAGTACCCCATTCTTCTGTAAAGTTAGAAATGTATCTGTGATCAAATAAAGTTCTTGCAACTTGTCTTTTTAATAAAAAATAATTGTAAACAAATGTTGCTATATCTTTTGGTACAGCTTCTTTGATGACACAATATTTATTTTTTTGGAAGCTCATTATTACTCCTTTCTTTTGAAATTGCTGTTTCAACAACTTTAATATTCCAATGTATAAATCTAAAAGGTTCTAGTCCTGCATCTACTGCAAATTCATGTGGAACATAACCTGGAAAAATAATCATTGTTCCTGGATTAGGTTTGTAATGTACTTGATTAGTTCCCATTGTAATTTGTGATTGATTTTTTAAAGGTAGTTTTGTCATCTCTGCACCAGGTCTTGGTTCATGGAATATTGGATAAGATGTTTTCTCACTACATTTTAAGAAATAAAATCCTGATACATGTTGATTCCAATGTTGATGTGTAGAATGATGACCACCACCTTTTTCACTAAATTCTTGCACCCAAAATTCTGTAAAGTGTAAACTGTGATTTTGTAAATTAAATCCTTGCCAATCCAAAAACTCATAAGATCGTTGACCTATAAATTGTACTAGGTCTTTTATTTTAGGATCATTTGAAAAACTTTCACTATGTTTTGATAAACCAAATGTACCTATATCTTTTTTCCATTTTGGTTCATTTTTTAATTTATCTTTAAGAAGTTTATCAGCTTTCTTAATATATTTATTTGTTACTTTAGTTGCGTTTTTCAAAAACATTGGAGCTTCTGCGATCCATATTGGTGTTTGAAAATAAAATGCAGATTTAAAATTTACATGGTTTTTGTTTTGTTTATTACTTCCGCCTTGTTTTATATTATTCATATTATTTAAATGGATAGCCAAGATTCCAAATGACTAAACTATTCCTTTCTCCTTTTGTTACTGGTTTAACTCTATGCCAAACAAAAGAAGGAAATACAACTAAAGAACCTTTAGGTAATATTTCAGTACAACTTCTTAAGTTAGGTTTCTTATCAGGATCTAAGTTTCTTAGATCAAATTCTAGTTCACCACCTTTATATTCTTTAGGGTCTGTCAAAGTTACAGTTACAGATAATTTTCTTATTTTACCTTTTGTTGGACCTTCTTCTACATAAGGTTTATCCCAACTGTCACAATGCCAATCATAATACTGACCTTTTTTATATATGGTAAACTGACAAGATTCAGAATGATCCCATTCAAAGTTCCAACCTGCATTTTGATTTGCTTGATGTATATAAGGTTGTATTTCTTTGTAGATCCATCTATCGTTCATCCAAACAATATTTGAATTTCTTTTTTTTTGTAAATCTTTTACTTCTTCTTTGGTGAGAGGTTGTTTGTTTAAATCTCTATCCCTACCATAACCACCTGTAATAGCCATAATCTCTCTGTTCTTTTCTGCCTTACCATACTTAACAATTAAATCGCAAATTCTTGGTGGTATTGCAGATTCAAAGTACCAATAATAATTAGATAAATTCATAATTTAAAGTTAGAATTATATTTAAACCATTAGAAGTATTAGGTGAAAAAGAATATTTATTAGTAGCAGGAAACATTATAAATTCATTATTTTTTATAGGTATGTGCCAAGTTCTATTTTTTCTTCTATTATCATCATATTCAATAATACATTCAGAAGAATTTTCTTTAACATCAACACCATAAATAACTGTGTAATCAGGTGAGTTTCTTAAATCTACAGGTTCAACTTGATTTCTAGTCCAAGATTTTTCTTTAGGGTGCATAACATTACCATGCATACTTTTATTAACTAAAGTAAAACCATGTTCTAATCTAACATGATCTCTTATGTAGTCTTGCATCCATTGTAAAGGTTGTGAAAAAGGCACAGCATAATCGTCAAAAGAATATGCTTTTGGATTATTGTTTATTCTATTTTTTTTGACGTAGGATTCTATGATGTCGTTTCTGATTTGATCTCTGTCTATTTCAAAACCTTTAGGCATGGCGACAGGACCATGAATTAAACTAATCTCCGACAGTACCACCTTCTGCATAAATTAAGCTAAGCTATTTTCTATATCCCAAGATTGACCAGACTCATTCCAGTTGTATGACCAGCTGTGAGTTCCAGCTTCGTTTTGTGAAGTTTGTTCTGCTGTTAAAGCAGGAGCATCACCTGCTGGTGACTGCCATCTTGCTTCTGCAACATTTAAAGTCCAACTAGCATAAGGTTTCTTACCAATGAAAATATCGTTATCTTCATCATAAGTCATACCTATGCCTGCGTAGTTACCTCTTAAAGGTGTTCCGCCTGTTTTGTGTTGTCCGCCAGATGTATTGTAAGATGTTTTTTTCCAAAGCGGCCAGCTATGGATTCTTTCCAAAAACTGTCTTCCTACTTCTTCATCTTCAATACCATCAGCATTTTGACAATCTTTATCAGCTACAACATGAACTGCTATAACTTTATTGTTTGCTCCTAATTTTGCGTAATGTGCCATAATGTTTCTCCTTATATATTATTTTTTAATTCATTTCAACTATTGTCTTTTATATCTAATAATTACTACCCCTGATCCACCATTACCACCTTGCATTCCTGGACCAACTGGTGGACCAGCTTGACTAGTTGCACCTCCACCTCCACCTCCTGTGTTTGCTACTGCATTACAACCTGTTACAGCACCTGAAGGATTTTTAGCTCCACCTGCACCTCCACCTCCTGAACCTCCTGAAGCTGAACCACAAGCATTATAATTACCGCCACCACCTCCGCCTGCTACAAAACCTGAAGCTCCAACACCTGGGCCATAAGTTGGTGAAATATCTACACCTGCTCCACCTGGACTTGCTACAGTAGGACCAGATGCTTGAATTGCTGCAGCACCTGCTCCACCTCCTCCACCACCATTACAACCACCTATTGCTGCACCATTATTTCCTTGTGAAGGCGAAACTGGTGGAGTATTTCCACTTCCTCCTGCACCTCCAGGATAAGCTCCACCACCTCCTGAACCACCATCATTTCCTGTATAATTTGGTGCTGGTGAACCTGGAGCTTGTGATCCTCCTCCACCTCCACCTGCTGATGAATTAGAAATAAAAGTTGATATACTACCATCTGTTCCTGGAGGTTGAGGTGTTGCTCCTGGAGGATTTCCAGCACCACCTCCACCAACTGTAACTGGATAAGATTGAACAGAAATTGGTTGAGATGTAAATTGTCTTAAACCACCTGCTCCACCTCCACCTGCACCTCCTGATGTGCCTGTTCCGCCACCACCTCCACCTGCAACAACAGCATAATCAATTATGTTGTTTGGTGAATTAGTGGCTAAACTATTTACTGTAAATGTTCCTGAACTTGTAAAAGTTCTAATTTCATAATCTCCTGATTGTGATGGAGTTCCTCCTGATGCACATATAAAAAGTTCTGTTCCTGATGGACTTTCTGTAACTGATTGTGAAGTGGCTAACCAACCTTGTGTTGAATCAACAAAAACTAAAAGAACTGATCCACCTTGTACTGCTAAAGTAGGATCAACCGTATTTCCACCGCCAATTTTATCTGAACCATTTGGATTTAATGTAACTGCATTTGTTTGCCAAGTTCCTGCATAATCTTTTAAACCTACAATAGCACCTGCAACACCTGCTGGTAAATTTACTGTTACAGCACCACTTGTTGTGTTTACAAAATATCCTTCACCACTTGTTGCTGTGAAAGTAGATGTTTTAATAGAACTTGTTTGCCAGTCAACTGTTCCTGTTCTACCAAAACCTGTTTGTGTAGCACCACAAGCTAAAGTTACTGTTGTGCCTGACTCACCTAATGTAAGTGTGCTGCCTGTTCTTTTTGTTACTGTGTTTACTTTAATTGTACTCATAATTTATCCTATTGAAACTTATATCTTATAATTACTATTCCTGAACCACCGTTCTTTCTACCACTTCCTGCAGTACCACCACCACCACCACCTGTATTTGCTGTTCCATCTGTTGCACCAGTATCAACTGAACCATTCCAATATGAACCAGTGCCACCACCTCCAACACCTCCAGGAGTAGTAACTGCTGGAGCAGTAGGAGAATATTGATTTCCACCGCCACCACCAGCAAAAGAGTTAGGACTTGCATTAATACTTGTTGTTGCACCAGCACCTCCAGGACCTGCTATTCCACCAGATCCTGGACCAGCTGGTCCAGTAGAATTTCCTCCTGCTGCTGTAGCTCCACCACCGCCTCCACTACCAGTTTGGTCTCCAGAATTTGAATTACCACCAGGAAATCCTTGTGAAGGACTTACTGGAGGAGTGTTTCCTGCTCCACCTTGTGCTGGTCTATTAGGAGCTGGTGCGGCTGCACCTTGGTTGGCACCTCCCCCTGAACCTCCAGGAGCTCCATTATAAGTTGGAGTTGAGAAAGGTGAGCTTCCTCCAGCTCCTCCACCTGTACTTGTTATACTTGAAAAAATTGAATTTGATCCTGGTGTTGCTGCGGAAGGACCTACACCACCTGCACCAACTGTTATTGGATAAGTAGTATTATTTATTGTTAAACCTGAATCTGCTGCCGCTAATGGACTAGCTGTGTAAGAATCTATTGGTGTATCTTTTCCCTCTCTAAAACCTCCTGCACCACCACCGCCAGTAGATCCACCACCACCACCAGCAACAACCATGTATGAAACTTTATCTCCACCACCTGCTGCATTTCCAACAGAAGATACTGCAAAACAACCACTTGAAGTAAATGTATGAATTTTAAAATTTCCAGAAGTTGTAATAGTTCCTCCAGTTGCTGACGTAAAAGAAGCTCCTGTTACATCTGATGTTGAGTCTTGAATATCTTGCCAACCTTTAGTTCCATCCACATAAATTAAAGTTACTGATTGAGACTCTGTGTTTAAAGTTGCATTACTACAATTACCATTAATTTTTGATCCATTTCTACATAATGTTACATTGTTAGTGTCCCAAGTGTTTCCGTAATCTTTTAAAGCAATAATATCTCCAGCCGAAGGAGAACTTGGAAGTGTTACTGTTATTCCACCAGATGTGGTATTAATAAAATATCCATTGCCTGAAGCAACTGTTAAAGGACTTGTCTTTGCTGTAGTACACCAATCAACTGTGCCAGTTCTACCGAAACCTGTCTGCGTTGCACCTGATGCTAAAGCAACAGAAGCTCCACAAGAACCTATTGTAATTGTTGATCCACATTTTTTAATGATGTTAGAATCGTCTGAAACTTTTTGTATGTTATCTGTTTTAATTATACTTGCCATAATTATTGAAATTTGTAT